GTTTTTTTTTTTTTTTTTGTTTAAAAAGTAAAACAAAGACAAAACTAAAGTACTAGTCATTCAAGAAACGAAAGACTTCTTCCCCAGTGGGAAGGTACTCGATTTTGGTCATCCATAGTCGATTCTTTTGAGCATCAGAACGATGCGGGAGGCCGAAAGCTTTCGCTCTCAGTTCCAATCGATTAGGGAAATAGTTGCCGAGGTTTTCGAGATCAAGTAGATCATCGTGCAGTGCGCGGGGGATCCAGCGTAAAACATATCTGTCGGGCTTCACTTTGACTTCATTGACAAGAAAGTTCCAGACGTCAAAACATACGTTCATAACGATGTCAGAACATCCAGTTGAGGCCATGGCGATTCCTACTGCAGTTGAGGCAGTCTGGGAATAGCCTTGGTTCCTTTCTGGGAAGTACAAGTGTGATAGCAAATCAAAGTCATCACGGTATGGCAATAGCCAACGATGTTTATAACCTAGGACGTAAGTGCGTCCGAAGTAATCGGTGATTGAACTTTTCTTGGTAGATAGTTTCGCGTTGAAATAGAAGGCGGCTTCTGCTGCGATCATTTTGAGAAATTGATCTCCATAGATTTGGTGCATGCGTTCGGGAAAGGCTACGATAGAATCGTCTCCTTGTACACGGATTTTGAACAGGTCTCCTTCAATATTGATTCCTAGCTTTGAAAGGCAGGTGAGAATCATTATCATATTGACGAAAGAGTCCATGAGTTGGGTCTGTTGATATCCAGATCCAAATCCATTGTAGTTCCAAACGTACAGTTCTCCGGTCGGTAGAAGATTTGGCGTGTGTTTGATGTTGTGAGTCATCCACTTCCATAGTCTTTCCATCCGTTCGGGGTCTGCGGTGGCACGTTCTCCATTATATTTATTGGTCTCCTCGTAACTAGAAAAATCGAACCATCCTCTCCACATGTTGTGAACGTCATCAATCATCTCGTGCAATAAACGGCGATCGAATTCACTCCAGTCAAGTGACAGGAATGTATTCATACTCCCAAGTGGGGAAAAGTCAGCAGCGAGCTTTCTAAATCCTCCTTGCATGATTTCTCTGCCCCAGAGCATCTTACCAACAGGGTGGTTGAGATATTCTTTTTGAATGGGCCAGATAAACATATTTTCGGCCATGAGTAAGAGCTTGGTAGCTCCAAAAACGGCACGGAGTTTGTCGGGTTCGTCATGTCCAACGACATGAGCGCGAGTGTGG